ACAGCGCAAGGAAAAGAAAGCTTAGGCCAAAGAGGATCATCGACAAAGTTTTCACCCAAAGATATGCCCTATGAAGTCAAGCAAATTTTGAACACCTATCGATCGACTTCTATGGTGATGTAATGAAACAAATTACATTAGAAGAATTTAGAGATGATCTAAGAAACTCCAAAAGTTTATTATTAAAAAATCTTGAAAGAAAGATGAAAATAATTGGCTTGAATATGGAGAAGAAAATTAAAAATGAACCGGCGTTCAGAGGCTGGGTGAATAGGACCGGGCGATTAGCTGGATCTACTGGCTACAATTTTGCTTTTATTGATGGAAAACCTAGCATATTGTTACAATCAGGTGGACAATTCAGAGGGGAAGATGTTTTTTACGCTAGGTTATTGGAATTTGGATCACAAGCAATGCCAATTAAAATTCCAAGACACAATGTGAAAAAACATAGGGTTGGAAGCCATTCTATAACAAATAAACATGGAACAACTTATCAAAGAAAAGCACATTCTAGATCTGGCCATTCAAGAGGGCCCTATGATTACATTAGGCCACCAAGAAAAGGAAAATTTTACTTAAAAAGAACAGTTGAATGGGGAACTCAACAGTTTCCAAAAGATTTAAGAGAGGTTGTCACATTTGCCTTAGCTGGAAAAACGATCAATGTCTGATTCAAGAGTTTATAGGATATTAGATGCTATCAA